ATGGAATTGACAGCAGTGAATTTGTCAACAGCAGGAGTGGTCAGATATGATGGCTACAATGGTAACTACAAAACTTATACAACAGCATGATAAAATTTTTCAAATTTGACCAAGTGCCTCTACCCATATACAAAGAAGTAAAGGGTAAGGATTGGATTTATTATGGGGAGAGAAATGACTACCCAAACTACCTACTAAGACTGTACAATAATTCCGCAAAGCACAATGCTATTGTGACAGGGAAGGTAGACTACATCTGTGGGAATGGGTGGTCTGTGAAGGCTGAAGATGAAATGCAAAAGGCCAAGGCCTACGGCATGATCAATCAGGTCAATTCATCTGAAGAATCCTTGAATGAACTGACAAAGAAGCTAACTACAGACATGACCATCTTTGGAGGTTATTACCTTCAAGTGATTTGGACAAAAGCCACAGGTGAGATAGCTGAACTTTACCATGTTGACTACTACAAGGTCAGAACCAATGCAGACAATAGTGAATTCTATGTATCTGATAATTGGATCAAAAATGACAATGTCAATCCTAGACCTGACTTTGAGACTTTCCCTGCCTTCGATCCTAATAACAGAACAGGATCACAGATTCTATACTTTAAGGAATATAGAGCAGGTGCAAATACCTATTCACTTCCTGACTACAGAGGTGCTATTTCTTACATAGAACTAGATATCTCTATAGGGGAATACCACCTGAACACTATCAATAACGGGATGTTCTCTTCCAAGTTGATTAACTTGAATGGGGGCAAAGTTTCCCAGGAAGAAGAAGATAGAATTGAAAGGCAATTCAAAGACAAATTCTCAGGATCAAAAAATGCAGGAAAATTCATGCTTGCATTCAATGATTCAAAGGAGAATGAGCCTTCAATAGTAGACCTATCAGGTACTGAACTTGATAAGCACTTTGACCTTTTGAATAAGACAGTGCAAACTGAAATTTTCTCAGGTCACAAGGTATCTTCACCTATGCTTTTTGGAATTAAAACTGAAGGTCAGCTAGGTGGCAGATCAGAGATGCGTGAAGCCTATGAATTGTTTCAAAATACCTATGTGAATACCAAGCAGCGGAACATAGAAGAGACCATCAATTACCTGTACAAGTTCAATGACTTGACAGCTATCCTAGAACTTCGCAAGACTGAGCCTATCAACTTTGAATTCTCTGAATTAGTTATTTCTCAAAACATGACACAGGAAGAGATCAGAGAAAAGCTAGGACTTGCACCAATCGAGAAGAAAGAAACAGCAGGATCACAGGATATCATCAATTCCCTGAATAGCCTATCTCCTTTGATTGCCACCAAGGTAGTAGAATCTATGGATGTAAATGAATTGCGTGGCCTTATCGGGCTTCCAATCAGAACAGATATAGTCACCCCTGTTGCGATAAATGAAGCACCTGTAGAAGAGCCTACATCCTTCCATGACCATAAGCACCTGAACTGTTCAATCTCTGATCATGATGCAGAAATCCTAGCGAAGTTTGAAGGCAAAGGATTCAGCAGGGACAGGTTCAAAATCCTAGAAAGCAATAAGATGTTCTTTTCTTCTATGGATGAATTTGTGAAGAATGAACTATTTGCAGAATACATCTTGAATGAGGTGCAGCGGAATATTGTAAAGCAGATTCAGAATGATCCTGCCATCACCATCCCACAGATAGCAAAGGCTACAGGAATAGATGAGGCTTCTGTAATAGGTAGAATCAACACCTTGATAGATGACAATGTACTTGAAGAGAAGATTGACCGGGAAGGCTTAATCACTAGAAAAGTTACCCGGACAGGGGAAGCAGCAGTGCGAAAACTTGAGCCAATTACTTCATTCAGGGTGCTTTATTCCTATGAGGAAAGAAAGAATGTACCTGCTGCTCAAAGTGGAAGCAGACCTTTGTGTGAGATGCTGTATAAAAGCGGAAACAGCCTTCTATTCACAAGAGAAGAGATTCAAAATATCTCAAATCAGCTAGGATATTCTGTGTTCCAACTTTGCGGAGGATGGTATAGAAATCCAAACACAGGCAGGACTACCCCATACTGCCGCCATGAGTGGGTAAGAAATGTAGTAATCGAAAAGACATCAAGATGAGTGCAAATGTTCTAATGATCAGTGAGCAGTCCTTCAAGGATTTCACTGTAGCCTCCGCAAATATAGACCTGAAGAATGTGACACAGGTCATCAAGATGACTCAGGATAGGTACATTCATCCCATCCTAGGGTCAGCACTCTATGACAAAATCCTGTCTTTGATCGTGGCTAACACCATAGGTCAGGGAGGTAATGCAGTCTATAAAACTTTGCTAGATTCCTACATCACAGATACCCTATTCAATTATGTCCTAGGTGAATTGCCTATGGCATTGCAGTACAAATTCGTGAACAAAGGTGTAGTGAAGCGAAAGTCTGAGAACATAGAAGAACCTACCTTCGCAGAATTGCAGTCTATTTCACAATACTACAAGGGATATGCTGAGTGGTATGCAGAACGAACTATCAATTATCTGTGTGCCAATTCTACCCTATACCCTGAGTACTTGAATCCAGGATCAGATGTGACTACTATTCAGCCTGTAAGCAATCAGTACAAAGTAGCTATAAATCTAGGTAGGGGTGACTATGAAGACCCAAGGCCATACAGCGAAAGATACCAAGGAAACAGATACAAAAAACCATTCTAATCATGGCCTATTCCAAGAACGAAAAGAAGTTAAAGGAATATCTAAGCAAACAAGATGACTCTAAGCGAACTAGTAGCAAAACTAAAGGCAATACAGGAAGCCCATCCAATGATAAGAACCTTCGGAGAGGGTGACATCTATGACTATGTAGATAATGGCGGTGAGATTCAATACCCTGTCCTTTGGACTGTGGTAAGACCTGCTCAGTATTCTACATCTGTAATCCGTTATCGGGTAGTGCTACTATTTGCTGATCTGCTAACTGAAGACAAATCAAACAGGCTACAGATTCAAAGTGATCAGATGCTTGTGGCCTTGGATGTACTAGCAAAATTGAAACTAGATACAGCATATTCCTTCAACCCTTCAACAAATGCAACTATTGAATTTTTCCAAGAGAGATTCGATGACTTTACGGCAGGGGTATCTATTGAAATAGAGATCAGCAGCCCTGTACCTTTGAACCTTTGTGCAATCCCTACAACTTAAGCGAAATGAATGTCTTTCAAAAGGATGAAATAGGACTTCCTTCCACACTTGTGGCCATCATAGCAAACATATTTCAGGCTATTGACTTGATGAATGTGAATGTCTTCTTGACTATCATCATCTCACTGTTATCAATCGTGTGGCTAGTCTTTAAAATCAAAAACGAAAAAGCAATCTTTGACAGCAAAAAGAAAGATGAAGAAGGGAAGTAGTACACAGATCAAGATCACCTTTGGAAAGCGAAGGAATGGGAAGGCAAAGAAGGCCTATTCAAAGGCATTGAATAAGCCTAAGAAATACAGGGGTCAGGGAAGATGAAAAGACCCATCAAATATATTGCAATACACTGCACTGCAAGTCAGCAGACAGCAACAGTACAAGCTATTCAAAGGCATTGGAAGGATACCCTAGGATGGAAATCCCCAGGATATCATCTCCTGATAGAACCAAACGGAACGATCCACAGGCTTCTTGATTTTAACGGAGTAGCAAATGGGGTGAAGGGATTCAATAAGGAAAGCATTCACATCAGCTATATTGGAGGGATAACCAAGGAAGGCAGACCTGTAGACAATAGAACTGCTGTGCAAAAAGAAGCTATTTTGAAGTGCATAAAAGAGGTCATTGAATGGTCAGATAACAAGTGCCTGATCATTCAGGGGCATAGGGACTTCCCGAATGCAAATAAGGCCTGTCCTTGCTTTGATGCCAAGGCAGAATACAGGGAAATAGTATGAAGGCAATCCTAAAATTCAAGCTACCTGAAGACAATCATGAATTCACAAATGCTGTGAATGGTGCAAAGATGAAATCAATCCTGTGGGACTTGAAAGAATACTTCAGGGATGAATTAAAATACAAAGACCTTAATGAGGTTGAATACAAAACCTTAGAAAAAGCATCTGAGTATTTTTGGAATTTAATCAATAGTGAAAATATAGACCTAGACTCATGAAGGTTCAGAATGTAAAGCAGTGGAAGACCACAGCCCTAGGATTGATTTTGATCCTTGCTAGTATTGCATCTGTATTTGTGAAGGGCTTATCATGGTCTGATGCTTCCTTTGGGATAGGCATAGGTCTAGTACTGATCTTCAGCCCTGATTCAATCCTGTCTAGGTTTGAAAAGTTCGTAAAGTAGAAACAAAATACATAAACATGGAACTTACCAAAATTGCAAGGAATGTGCATAGCCTTTCACTTAGCAAAGAGGAGAACAGGGTGGCACTTCTTTCTGACATCCATTGGGACAATCCCAAGTGTGATCGTGATATGCTCAAAAGACATCTTGACTATTGCCTAGATCAGAACATCCCTATCTTTATCAATGGAGATTTCTTCTGCTTAATGCAGGGAAAAGGAGATCGAAGAGGGAACAAAAGCGACATCAGGCCTGAGCATAACAATGCCAAGTACTTGGATTCTATTGTTGAAACTGCTGTAGAATGGTGGTCACCTTATGCATCTATATTGACTGTGATTGGATACGGAAACCATGAGACTGCGATAATCAAATACCAGGAAACAGATTTGCTTCAGAGATTTGTAGACCTGATGAACTACAAAAACAATAGCAACATTTTCACAGGTGGATATGGTGGATGGATTGTTCTGAAATATCAGGTAAGGAATAATACTTCAATGACAAAAAACCTGAAGTACTTTCATGGATCGGGGGGTGGAGGTATAGTGACGAAGGGTGCAATCAACTTGACTAGGGCTTTGGAAACCTATGAAAATATGGACATTTTTGTGATGGGTCATATCCATGAGAATTCAAGTAGAAATGATGTTAGGGATACCCTGCACTACAATCAAGGGAAGAGGGTGTATGAATTACAGCAGAAGCAGATTCACCTTGCTCTCACAGGATCGTACAAGGAAGAATACGGGGATGGTAGTCATGGGTGGCACATTGAAAGAGGGGCACCTGTCAAGCCTGTAGGTGGTAGAATCCTGAACTTGAATGGCAGAAGATTCATGAAGGATGGATCAGAGAATTATGAAGTTCTAGTAGACTCACAAAAATTCCCGTTATGATGGACAGAGAACAGACAAGGATAGCTGCAATCTTCTTTTTGATGGGTGTGATAGTAGCTGTAATTCTATTCCCTAAGAAGGAGATAGAGACAGTCTATAAGACTACCACAAAGATAGAAAAGGACACGATCTATGTAGCCTCCACAGATACTATCTACATTCCTAAAACTATGATAAAAACCAAAGTTTTAAGGGATACAATCCTTCTTGATTCTAAGCCTAAAATAAGCCTGTTTCAGGCATCCTTTCCTTTCGAGTATGGAAGTACCAAGGTGAGTGGTGAAGTCCTTGGAGAAGTCCTAAAAATGACTGCTATCAATGACTATACTATTCCTGTGGTTACCAATACAATCACAGAGACAAAAACAGAGACTATTGTAGTCAAGCCCAAGGGAATCTACCTAGGTGCAGGAATCAATTCAGTTCTTGATCCTAGTGTGAAAGTAGGCTACCTTGATAACAAGTATCTATTCCAATATGGATATCAGCCTTTGGAAAAAATACACACACTAAGTGTTAGCAAAAAACTATTCTGATATGTGGATCGAGATTGATGTGATGCTGTCAGGTAGTACCATGGATTGGAAGGAACTAGGCCTAGATGTCAAGCATGAATTTGTCAGAAGGATGGTCAGGGTTCAGGACATAGCCTATGTTCAGGAATTGGTGCATGACATTCAGATCATAATCTTCTATGACAAAACTTCTTGCCTGATCAGGGGTGAATACCAAAGGATCAGGGATGAAATCCTGCATTTAGATCAAGAAGAAGAAGACCTATAAGTTCAAAAAGTTTCACTATTTGTAAACCTGTGCATTCATTCTGTAACAAATACACCCCTTTTTTGTTACAAGTGTAGACAAATTGTCTACAGTTATTCGGATAATTCCCGAATTTGACCTTGATTTTTTACAGGGTTTGTGAGGATAATGTAAACTATCTCATACATTAAGGGCAAAAATGTAAATAGCGTTTACTTTATCATTCATTCTGCATGAATTTTTCCTAGGTATGCATCTACTATCTGCTTGATGCTGACTTCATTTTCCATGCTATCCATGTAGAACATCAGCCCTTCCTTTGATGATGTGCTGTAGTGCTTGATGAACCAATTCAAAAATAGACCTAGTTCCTGTTTTTGATCAGTCAAAGAAATCCCATTTTTCATTCTCTTCATTCATTATTCTTTGAAACTTTGTAAGGAGTTCCATCTGATTTGGCTGATCCTTTCTGTGCAGAATCTTCAGCAGCACTAGGTATCCTATCAGGTCATTGATCACATCTTCATCATCCTTATCAAGGCTGCCATTCTTGATCCTTTTCAGTTTGTCATCTATCCTGACCTTCAGGCCTTCTTCAGGTGACAGGTCTGAGAAGATACCTAGGGGTTCAATGGCAGAATTACCATACTTCTGATTCTTTGCGATCAGCATTTCTGTGATTTCTGAAAGCACTTGATAGACTTCTTGGTGAAAGTTCATTATAGACATTCAAATAGGTATATGATAGCAATGGCAAAGATAAGCGTGTAGGCTACAAATAAAAGACAGCCCTTAATCTCTCTCATAGTTCTGCTTGAATGATTTGAACCTATCCCCATGCAGGTACTGAGATGTCCTGAACTTTGACCTTCCCTTCTTGACTAGTAGGCCATCTTCAAAAAGAATGTAGAATTCATTCTCTGCGATTGCCTCATTCATTTCCAGGTAATCCCACCACCATTCAGCAGGCTTTCTATTTTCATCTATGACCTTGGAGGCTTTCCCGTAGCCAAATGGGTTCAATATTTCTGATTCTTCCATACAAAATTTTATGCATTGATACGGATAAAAAACGGCATTCTTAAAAAATATCAGATTTTGTTTAAAATATTTTCACAAATGTTTTGGAATCTAATTTTTTCCTGCGATATTTGAATCACCAATCAGGCACATAAAACCAAAAAGACCATGACAACTTTAACAAACGAGAGAGGAACAAAAGAAGTAGTAATCAGAAAAAACGGAGAGAAAAGCTTTTATGCTTTATACTGCCTAATTCAACCTGGCGAATGGTGTTCTCAAGTTTTACAAGATAAAATGTTTGCTTCAGAAAAGAATGCAGAAAAGTGGGCAAAAAAAATACTAGGAATCTAATCAAATGCCCCTTCGGGGGCTTCACTTTAAACCCTAAAATCATGAATTACAATTTCGAACACTACACAGATCAAGAAGTTGACTTCACCTATGATGGAATTGACTACAAATGGATAGGTGACTACACCATCGAATACTATGGTGAAGATGAAACAGAATATACACCTGCCTACGGGGAGATGGAAGTAAGAATCAATCACACATCAAGCCTGTGTTCCTATGAAGATGGTGCAGAGATCATCCCTACAGCATCTATTCTGATGGCAGTAGAACTAGAAATAGAACGCAATCAATAACCAATAAACACAAACCAATGGAAAGATCACCAAGTATCACAAACCTTACCCAAGCCCTAGCAAAGTTTCATGCTATGGTAGGCAAAATCTCGAAGGATGCAAAGAACCCCTTCTTCAAGTCAAACTATGCAAGCCTTCCCCACATCATTGATGAAATCACCGAACCCCTAGAAAAGGCAGGGCTAGTGCTGATGTCCTTCCCTGATGCAGAAGGATTGACTACAATGCTGTCCCATGCTGACAGCGGTGAATACATGGCTGCAACCTACACGCTACAGGTAGTTAGGCAGAACGATCCACAGGCACAGGGTTCAGCTATCTCTTATGCTAGAAGGTATGCCATTACAAGCATCCTGAATCTACGGATTTCAGATGATGATGCAGAGGCAGCCACAAGGCCTGTGAGACAGCAGCCTGTACCTACAAAGTTAGCACCTACAGAAGAGCAGTTCGCCTACATAGTTAGATACCTAAATGGAACGGATGCACAGAAGAAGCAGGCCAAGGAAGCCATGAATAAGTACACATTCAACCAAGATCAAAAAGACACCTTAGAAGGACTAATATGAACCTATACGAAATCACTCAGGAAGCACAGTATTTAGCTGTGCTTCTTGAAACTGAAGAACTGACAGCAGAACTAGAAGAAGCCCTGATCATCAATCAGGATCAACTTCAGGCAAAGGCTGTGAACTATGCGAAAGTGATAGCCAATTATCAGGCTGAATCTGATGCCATAGACCAAGAGATCAAGAGACTTAAGGCCATGAAGGAAAGCAGAGATAAGAAGGTAGAATGGCTGAAGGAATCTGTGAAGAAGGCCATGCTAGTTAGCGGAATTGAGAAGGTAGAATCACCCATTTTCAAGCTATCTGTGAGGAGATCGGAAGCGGTGGAGGTAGATGTAGTTGAAGCCCTTCCTAGTGCCTTTCAGAATGTCAAGAATGTGGTCACTGCTGACAAGGTAGCAATTAAAGAAGCTATTAAACGCGGCGAAAATGTTATTGGCGCAAGAATAATCGAAAACTTTAACCTCCAAATAAAATGACACCTAAAGAAAAAGCAGAAGAGTTGGTAGAAAAGTACGGAATTTGGTTCTGGAATGAAGGCGTATGCGACTATTACCTAGCCAAAATATTAGCATTGATTGCAGTAAATGAGATAATTAATTCAAACCCTCACTCAAACCCATTAAATACAGAAGTTTATTCAACAATGGATTGGTGGCAAGAAGTTAAACAAGAAATTGAGAAGCTATGAAACAGACAGCAGTAGATTGGTTGGTAGACCAAGTAGAAAATTTCAATTGTATGAAACTTGGATTAATACCTAGTAACATTATTGAGAAAGCCAAGCAAATGGAAAAGCAGCAGATTGAAGAAGCGTTTATAAAAGGAGAAGAAAACATTGATCAATATGGATGTTATGAGAACCCAAATTTATCAGAACAATACTACAAAGAAACCTACGAAAATGAGCCCTGATATAGATAAGTGCATAGGGACAAATTGTCCCCACAAAGAAACCTGCTACAGGTACACGGCTTTGCCTAGTGAATACCAATGGTATTTAAAGCCTCCTATCAAAGACGGGAAGTGCGATATGTATTGGGGAAAGAACGCTGAAAATATTTGGAATCAACTTAAAGAAATTGTCAAATGAATAACTATCTATACCTAGGAAAATTTATCAAGAGACCTGGAGACCTAGCCCCCAAGGGGGTGAAGTCTACCTGTCAGGAAGAAAGGCTACCGTTCAATGAAACCTTTGAAAGATTATGGCATCTCATAAGTTCCAAAAAGTGAGCAGGACTATACTAGACCTGTACTCACAAGGATACACGAAAGTGCAGATTGCAGAAGGTCTAGGAATGAAAGATAGTCAGGTTACCTATGTCCTGTACACCCTGCTGAAGGTACATGAGGATCAGCCTAGGAAGTCCTGTGGTACTAGCCTTGTGGAATCAATGCCCAAGGATCAGGTGAACAGAATCATCACCTTGGCATCCTGGGGATACAATGGAAAGGAGATTGCAGAGGATACCTGCATTCCTTACAATCGGATTCAGCTAGTGATCAAAGAGGCTACGCAAAAAAAATTAATAAAAAAATTTGTGTAGGGTATTGTATATTCTAATTTATTGTTTAGATTTGTCTATCAAATAACAGCAACAAACCAAAAACACCATGAAAACGCTAGAAAACAACAAAACAAGAAAAATCAAAACAATCGAAGTTCAGTACTCAAACATGACTTTTGTAGTTCAGGCATATAGTCATTTCATTATTTGCAAAAAATCTGCTTGGTCAACAACAAAATATACAGCATCAATTAAAGAGACTGGCAAAGGTATTGGTTTAATGGGAGGTAGAAAATTAATTAAAAAACAGATGGAATTAATTAACTCAATGCCTGATCTTTTCCTTAACTAATCAAATGCCCCTTCGGGGGCTTTACTTAACCTAACCAAAACCATCATGAAAAAAGCACTTAAAATCACAGGCAAGATTCTCTATTTTATCATTGCCCTGTCCCCCTTCTTTGCCCTTGGCTATATGCTAGGGTTGAAATTATCGTAAACCAAAACAAACCAAAAAAGCAATGGAAAATTTGACCATCAAAATCACGCAAACTCAGGAGGTAGAATCTGAGGTATCTATACCAAAGTACTTCTGCATCAATAAGTACTACTACTACAAACTGATCTCAGAAAAAGCAGTCCTTGCAGTAACTTACTACACAGACAAGATAGAGAACATAGTAGCCCTAGAATTGTGGCCATCTATCAAGATAGAACACATCAGATATGTATCCTATATCCTGAAGGCTGACAACCTGGAAGAGATCACAGAAGAGGAGTTCAATTCACATCTAAATGCTGCAAAGAAATTAATCTATTCACTATGAAGACTGACTCACAGAATGCTTTGATCAAGGGATGGCTATTGAATGGCCACTCCCTTACTACCCTAGATGCCTTGACTATGTTTGGATGCTTCAGGCTATCTGCAAGGATATCAAACCTGAAGGATCAGGGAATGAACATCACCACAGAAATGGTGGAGGTAAATGATAAACGAATAGCAAAATACTACCTAGCAAAATGAGACGCAGATATCTAACAGAATACGAAAAGGAATTGATCTTTGAAAGATGGCAGGACAGGATTCCTACAAAGGTGATAGCCTTAGAATTGGGTGTAAGTTATATGTGCGTATATAACCAATTAAAAAAACGCTACCTAGTAGGATAATTCAAAAAAAGTTTTATATTTGAATATCGAATCATTTTTGAGGTAGGAGCCAAAAATGATTCCATAGGTTAAATTCAACCTGCCTGTCAGACTCCTACCTGGCAGGCTTTTTTATTTTCAATCATGGAAGGAAAAAAATCCTTTGTACTCTACACAGATCAAAGAGAAGTCTTTGATGAATTATCAGATGAAGATGCAGGCAGACTTATCAAGCACATATTCTCCTATGTGAATGATGAGAACCCTAGCACAGATGACCTTCTTTTGAAGGTGGCATTCTTACCCATTAAGACTCAATTGAAAAGAGACCTGAAGATGTGGGATGAAAAGAAACTGCAAAGAGCAGAAGCAGGTAGGAAGGGAGGTATAGCAAAGTCTAGCAATGCTAAGCAAAGTCTAGCAAATCCTAGCAATGCTACAAATGATGTAGCAAACCTAGCTGTTAATGTTAATGTAAATGGTAATGATATATATAGACAGACAGGTAGTGAATTGAAGGTAGATGAAGAAAGCCATAACCAAATATTTAGAGAATTATGGAAAAGTAATATGTGGTTAGAAAGCACTGGAATAAAGTACAAAGTAAATAAGCAACAAGTACAGGATCACCTAAATGAATTTAGACAGGAATGTATTCTCAAAAATGAATTAAAGGTAGATGAAACAGATGCAAAGAAGCACTTCATTAATTGGATAAAAAGAGGGAATCCCTTCCCTGATAAGAATGCAAATGCACCTGCATACCCTAAGTCAACCCTAGAAGATAATTGGTGGTAATGGAATCAAAGCAAATACAGGAGATGAATGACCTGAATAGGGATATTTGGGGCATGATAGTACAGGCACAGAAAACCAAGAACTGGGCACTGATAGAAATCAACCTGAAGAGGCTGTACTCCTTACAAAAAAAGTATATTAATCTTATCAATTTAATGGATTATGAGGTAAAAGGTACTACCTTGGCATTGAAGGATGAGATCAGGGTCAGAAATAAATTTGAGAAGCAATGGTTCAGGGATGTTGCAGAAAGGAATGGTCACTACAAAGCAATGAAAGAGAACATAGATAAATACTTCAAGGATGAAGAAATCGGATAAGACATTTGACCTGGAATTTTGTGAGGCATCAATCAAAACCTTTGCAGCCCAAAAGGATTCAATGCTTCAGAACTTCCGTAAAGGAAAGGAAGCAGGATCAAAGACCTATGTCAGGGACATGGATCACATCACTAGTGGAGGGATGCAAAATAAGATGTGGTCATGGAAGGCAGGGGAATTTAACCTTTGGACAGGATATAACAATGAAGGAAAGTCTCAATTCCTGATCTTTCTTTGTGTATTGAAGGCAATCAATGAAGGATGGAAGTTTGCATTTTTCAGTCCTGAGAACTACCCACCTGATGAATTCTTTGATGACATCATTCACACCATCCTAGGGAAGTCTACAGATCGTGCCTACAAGAATTTTGATGTGCAGGAAGATGAGTATCTGAGAGCCTTTGACATGGTAAAGGATAACTTCTTTTTTGTCTACCCTGAGAAAGACAAAGTTCCTGACTTCAGGATAGAGCAGATTGAATCAGTCTTTGAATACCTTGTATGGGAGAAGGATGTGAAGGCAGTGATAGTAGACCCCTACATCAAGATCAGGCATGAGATGAGTGCAGGAGAACCTGAACACCTGTATGCATCTAGGTTTATGATGGACAGGATCAACTTCACTAGGAAGAACAATGTATCATATCACCTAGTGATGCACCAAACCACACCTAGGAAAGAGAAAGATGGAAACTACCCTCCACCTTCCCTGTACCAAATCAAAGGGGGTGGAACATTTGCAGATAGCACAGACAATTCTATTTCAGTGTGGAGACCAAACAGGGCTACTGATCCAAATGATACTACAGTGATTATCAAAACGGATAAAATCAAGAAGCAGAAACTAGTAGGGATACCTACAGAAATCACAATAGACTTCAATAGAAAGCGAAACAGGTACACAGGAAAGGATGGCTATGACTATTTTGAAAATGCCTTGATAGGGAAAGTACCTGATCCTAGGATAGAGAAGTTCAGCACTACGGGAATAGATGACTTCATCTTCCCTGATCAATCACAAGAAATCCCTGCACCATTTTAAAACTAATGACATGAAAAAACAAGACCTATTCAGCGTATCATCTACCTTGCTTGCTATCTTTGGATTGATGCAGGTAAACATATCAAATCTATTCCTGTTTATGGTTCTAGTAGCCCTGTATACTATAGTCATGGACTTGATCTACAATGCCTGCAAATGATACAATTCAAGATCAATGAGAAGCCTTTGTCAGTCAATCAGGCTTGGCAGGGCAAACGCTTTAAGACACCTGCCTACAAGGATTATGAGAAGGCAATGCTTTTGATGATGCCCAAGGCTAAGGTAGACACGGAAGAGATGCTTCGGGTAGAATTCTTTTTCGGATTCAGCAACAAGGCTAGTGACCTAGATAACCCTGTCAAGTTACTAATGGACATAGCACAGAAGAAGTACGGCTTCAATGACAAGAATGTCTTTGAGATGAACATCAGGAAGTGCCTAGTCAAGAAGGGTGAAGAGTTCATTCAGATGGGGATCTATAAGATGCTACCATTTTAGACAAATTCACTTGTATTCCTTGGATATTAATTTTAAATGTATATTTGTATAGTCAGGTGGCGAAATGGAAGTCAATGCGTGGAGATTGGGTGAAAGCGATACCAATCATTCATATAGGTTCGAATCCTGTCCTGACTACAAAAATTAAAATTAAGGTGATGAAAAACATTCAAGTAACAAAAGAAGATTTAGAAATCTTTGATGGAAAGGGTAGAAAGGTATATCAGTTTTGTAAAGATTCAGATGGACATAGCTATGAATACACCTATGATTCGAATGGTAAAGAATTATCCTATAAGGATTCACGTGGAGATTGGAGAGAAAGTACATATGACTCTAATGGGAATGAGTTGACATTTAAAGATTCACATGGATATAGTTGTGAAAGAACTTATGATTCGAATGGTAATGAATTGACATTTAAGGACTCAGATGGATATTGGAGCGAAAGAACCTATGACCCTAATGGTAATGAATTGACTTATAAAAACTCAAAGGGTGTAACAAGAGGATTTTAAAATCAAACAAAAAAAAATGAGTTTAGAAGAAGGAAGATTGATCAGACAAGCGAGAAAGAAAAGCGGGTATACGCAGTTGGAACTATGCAAGAAATTAGGCCTATCTCATGCACCTATCAATCAGGTGGAAAATGGGTGGGAGTCAATCAGCCTGTTTAATCTTAGAATGATCTGTGAGGCTATCGGTCTAGAAGTAGTTATCAAAGAGAAGAGGGAGGCTAAGTGATCCGACCTGCCCACAAATCGGATGTGAGGTGTTAGTGGGTAGCCTTCCCTAATTAGAAAAAATATGCCTAGAACCCTGCCAATATCCAAGCCTGACTACTCACTAGAGATGCGATTCAAAACATCTTCAGGGGAGTGGTCTCAATGGATCAACAAGGGCAAAGGTCTATTTCAAAGCATAGAAATAGTTCAGCATCAAATCAGGCTTATTACTGCACCCCATAGGGGCAATGAAATAGAAGTCAGATTCACATGGAATGGATGGCTATGTGACTATTCAGGGCAGCCTACAGGCGAAGTGATCAAGTTCAAATGAAGGCAATCGAATGGCTATATGATAAGGAGTTCGAATATGTATTCAAGAATATAGGGAAAGATTTGTGGGAAGATTTACGGCAGGAAGTAGCTGTCATAGTCCTGGAATATAACCCTGAAAAACTAGGGGAACTGCAATCAAAAGGAAAGCAGGTCTTCAAGTTTTGGATAGTCAGAATCTGCTGCAATCAGACCAATAGCAAGTACGGCAAATTCGGCAGGATGTATGCAGCCCTTGTACCTGTGGAGGATGTCATGAAGTTTGTCAAGGAAGAAGAAGAGATTGACAATAGTCAAGAGGTAGCAAATAGCATTTCAAAGATCATCCCTTCCCTATATTGGTACGATCAGGAGATTCTAAAGATGTACATTGAACTAGGATCAGTCAGGAAGGTAAGCAAGCAGACAGGCATTCCTCACACATCTATTTTCATCACAATTAAAAACATTCGTAAATGTATCATGCAGCAATTGGTATACTAGGATCGGTGGGAATCACCTTGATCTACTTCTACATCCTGAACTTACCTAAATTTTTTAAGGAAGTCACAGGAAGAAAATTGGTCAAGCCTTTCTCATGTTCCTTCTGTATGTCCTTTTGGATCAGCCTATTCTTCCTGATCTTAAAAACGGATTTGCTAATTGCCATATTTATAAGTAGCTGCACACCATTTGTGTACCTAATCATTGAAGATTATTTCACCAATAAATTTGAGTTATGACACCTGAAGAAAATGCTAGAGAATTATTCTACAGGATTTCTTTATGGGTAGATGATAAAGATACGGCAATTGATTTGGCTGAATTATTTTCAAAGATGATGCTTGAAAATGCAGGACATATTTGGGGAGGTAGAAATACTGAAACAGGACTGACTGCAAGAGATGAGTTTAGAAAGTATTGGCAAGAAGTTAAAAAAGAACTAGAAAAAATATGACACAGATTTCACCTGAAGAAAAAGAAAATTTACTAACAAGGAAAAAACATAAATGCAGTGTTCCTGATAATGCATCTAGTGGAGGGTATGGTTCAGCAGTATATGAGTGTTACGAAAATGATGAAAATGAATTAATTGTAAGCAATTATGAGTATGCAAGCCAAGTAGATTTTTGCCCTTATTGTGGATTTGAAGCAAAAAATAAAATTAAGTAATTATGACACCTGAAGATTTAGAACTATTTAAGAAGCACTTCCACCTGTACGAATGCTATAAGAAGCACGCATTCATTCGGAACTATTCAAAAGAAGTATATACTGATTTGATACACCTATACCTGACCTATGTGAATAAGACACATCAGTTCTCCCATTGGTGCAGTAGCTGTAGGGCAGAACTAGTGGAGTACCTATATGGATGGTATGTGAACGAAGAAAATACCACATGGTACAAAGAAGATCAGCCTGTTCAGGAAGAAGTACCTGTAGTACTTGAAGCACCTGTGATAGAGAATCTACCTATCAAGAGAAGAAGAAAAACCAAATAAAATACACATGGACAACAAACCAAAAATCAGACTAGGAAGCGGAAAGAAAAGAAGTGAATCCTGGATGACTGCTTCAATTTGCATAACAGATGCAGAGGCAAATGCATACACCTATAACGGGAAGAAGTATGTGAACATCAATGTCAACATCTATGAGAAGGCCAATGACTACGGAAAGGATGTAGGCATCTATTTGAATGAGTACAAGAAGGATGAAGCTATTCCAAAGGCAAA